GTGACTTTAAAAATCATTTCGGTGAGTATGAAGATGACCCCGACACAGTATATGTCGTAAATGAAAATGATAAAGTTATTTATGAAATCATGCGTGAATACGGGGCGTATTATGGAGACGTAATGGATGAGTAACGACTTACAGAGAGAGTACTTTGAGTGGATGTACAATACTGTCTCAGCAAAGCGTTTCGCAAAAGAAAACAGTTACCGTAAACTTCTTTCGTATCTTCATACAGTTCCTTACACTTGGTTACTAGATGACGACAGTAATCGAGCTGGAGATGGGGAAGAAGGATTACGGTGGCAGTTTGCATATTCAAATCATATCACAGTAAATCATGAATTGGATGGACCTTGTAGTGTATTAGAAATGATTCTTGCTATGGCGTATCGATGCGAAGAAATCATGGACGATCCTAAAAAAGGAGACCGAACAGTTCAGTGGTTCTGGAAAATGATAAATAATCTTGGATTAGGTGGTATGACAGACAGAATGTTCAATCAGACATATGTAAGAAGAGTTATCGAGAGATTCTTAAAAAGGGAATATGAACCTGACGGACATGGTAGTCTGTTTATTATCCGAGATTGCGAATACGATTTACGTGATGTAGAGACGTGGACTTGCATGTTGTGGTATTTAGATACAATAGCATAGGGGACGTGTCATGACTCAGAAAAATATTTATAAAGAATTTAAAAGCTGTTTCTTATATTTATAATGGAAGGAGGATGTAGGATGGAATGCTAGACTTCATGACTATAGCAACAAGACCGACTAAAGAAGGAACTGAAGTCTTTCCAAAATTCAAAATGCAAAAGTCTAAGGATCTGATGATTAGAGCTAAAGACTTTTATGCTATTTGGGATGAAAGCCGGCATTTATGGAGTACTGATGAAGACGATGCTGTACATATTATTGATGCTGAACTTGATCGATATGTACAAGAACATAGTGACAGAATAAATGGATATACGCAAATAAAATATATGTGGGATGCTGACAGTGGATCAATTGATAAGTTTCATAAGTATTGTCAGAAACAGATGAGAGATAATTTCCATTCACTTGATACCGAACTTGTGTTTGCCAATACTGAATTAACTCGGGAAACTTATGCAAGTAAAAAGTTATCATATCCGCTTGAAAAAGGAAGTTATGAAGCTTTCGATAAGTTGATTGGAACATTATATTCTGAAGAAGAGCGGCATAAAATCGAATGGGCTATAGGATCTATTGTATCAGGTGATTCCAAACATATTCAAAAATTTATGGTTCTTTACGGTGCTGCAGGTACTGGTAAATCTACTATCCTGAATATTATACAGGAGTTGTTTGATGGATATTACTGTACATTCAATGCAAAAGCACTTGGTCAATCCAATAATGATTTCGCTCTTGAAACATTCAAATCTAATCCTTTAGTTGCAATTCAGCACGACGGGGATCTGTCACGTATTGAAGATAATACTGTTCTGAACTCATTAGTTTCTCATGAAAAAATGCCAATTAACGAAAAATTTAAGGGTATCTACGAAGATAAGATTGAAGCGTTCTTATTTATGGGTACTAATAGACCGGTTCAGATTACCGACGGTAAGTCAGGGTTATTAAGGCGTCTTATTGATGTTACTCCTACAGGCAAAAAACTGGGAGTACGTGAATACAGGCGCCTTAATAAACAGGTCAAATTTGAATTAGGAGCGATTGCATATCACTGTTTAGAAGTTTATAAGGCTGATCCAGAATATTATGACGATTATATTCCGAAAAATATGATGTCTGCCTCAAACGATTTCTATAACTATGTGTGCGATTCGTATGGTTTGTTCCGGAAAAATGACAGTACCACTTTAAAAGCAGCATGGGAAATGTATAAGCAGTACGCAGAAGAAGCTCGGATATATAAACCGATGTCTATGAGACGTTTTAAGGAAGAGCTTAAAAACTATTTCTGGAATTATGAAGATCGATTTACACAAGAGGATGGAACGAAACTGACCAGTTATTATAGTGGTTTTCGTGCTGATATTTTTGAGAACGATATGGGCGACAGTAGAAAACAGAAAGTAGAGTCTGAGGAAGATTCAAAATGGATTGATCTGCAGGAACGATTATCTACGTTTGATGAATTTTGTGCTGATTGTCCGGCTCAGTATGCGTCAGCAAATGAAACACCAATGAAAGCATGGAACGAAGTTACGAAAAAACTATCTGATCTGGATACATCAAAACTTCACTATGTAAAAGTTCCAGAGAATCATATCGTAATCGATTTTGATCTTAAAGACGAAAACGGTGAGAAATCCTTAGAGCGAAATTTGGAGGCTGCAAATAAGTTTCCACCGACATATGCAGAAGTAAGTAAAAGTGGGAAGGGACTTCATCTGCATTATATTTACAATGGTGATCCGAACGAGTTAAGTCGTATTTATGATGAAGACATAGAAGTAAAAGTATTTACTGGTAAGAGTTCTTTAAGACGAAAACTTATCAAATGTACATCACTTGCAATAACCATACTCAGTTCGGGATTACCTTTGAAGAAGGGGAAGTAAAAAATGAAAAAATGCTCCGAGCGGTTATTAAGAAGCATTTAAATAAAGAAATTATGGTAAATACTAAACCAAGTATTGACATGATCTATAAAACTTTACAAGAAGCATATGATAGTGGACTCGGATATGACGTAACTGATATGCAAAATGCTGTATATATGTTAGCGGCAAGTAGCTCTAATCAGGCAGAAACATGCTTGAAAATAGTTAACGAAATGAAATTTAAATCAGAGGACACAAGTGTTACTATGTCTGACAGCGAATCGGATGAGCTTGTATTTTACGATATTGAAGTATTTCCAAATCTGTTTCTTGTATGCTATAAGATTGCAGGTATCGGTAAACCGGTTGTTAGATTGATTAATCCAAGACCTGAAGATATTGAATCTCTTATTAAATTTAAATTAGTTGGGTTCAATAATAGGGGTTATGATAATCATATGATTTACGCGTGCTTGATGGGATACGATAATGAGCAATTGTATAATTTGTCAAAGCGACTTATTAACAAGGATAAAGCTATCAGTCGTAAAGCGAAATTCAGTGAAGCATTCAACCTGTCGTATACCGATATTTATGATTTTGCATCTGCCGGTAATAAAAAGAGTTTAAAGAAGCTTGAGATTGAAATGAATAAGCAGTCAGTAGATGATTTGAAGAAAAAGAAATTTACTGACGAGGAGATTGCTATCATAAAAGCAGGGGATCATCATCAAGAGCTTGGACTTCCATGGGACGAACCGGTTGATCCTAAGTTATGGGACAAAGTTGCTGGCTATTGTGTAAATGACGTAGTTGCAACAGAAGCTGCGTTCCATTATTTAAAAGGAGACTGGATTGCCAGGGAGATTCTTGCATCAATTACCGGCATGACTGTTAATGATACGACTAATAGTTTGTCTCAGCGAATTATATTTGGAAACGACAGAAATCCTCAGAGTAAATTCAATTATCGGGATCTTTCAAAGCCAGTAGGAAGCGATCAGTATGAAGAATATGTTGAGAAGTTTGGTCATACTTATAATTTCAGAGTGTTCAGAGCTGATGGACTTCCGGTATATAGAAGCTATGTTCCTGGAGAAGTATTACCTGAAGGATGGAGCATTTTACCGTTCTTTCCTGGATATGAATATAAGAATGGAAAATCTACATATCTTGGTGAAGAAATCGGTGAGGGCGGTCGTGTATATTCTGAACCGGGTATCTACGGTGGTATTTGGGACGGAGATGTTACCGGGCAGCATCCATCATCAATTATTGCTGAAGTTCTGTTTGGACCGGAGTATACGAAACAGTTCGAGAACATCGTAAAGGGACGTGTATCTATCAAGCATCAGGCATGGGATGATATTGATGATCTGTTTGACGGTAAGTTGAAACCGTATATTCAGAAAGTTATTGACGGCGAACTTACTGCGAAGATGTTGGCGAATGCTTTAAAAACTGTTGTAAATGCAGTATACGGTCAGACGAAAGCTACTTATCCGTGTGCATTCAGAGACGATCGTAATAAAGATAATATTGTTGCAAAACGTGGCGCGTTATTTATGACACTTCTGAAGCGAGAAGTGCAGCGTAGAGGCTTTACTGTGGCTCATATCAAGACGGATTCAATTAAAATACCAGATGCGACACCAGAGATTCAGAAGTTTGTATGTGACTTCGGTAAGGAATATGGCTATAACTTTGAAACAGAAGCTGAATTCGAGAAGTTCTGTCTGGTAAATAAGGCTGTCTATATTGCTAAGTTTAAAGAACCGGAAATTGACAAGACTACTGGAAAAGAAATTTGGTGGACAGCTACAGGAGATCAGTTTGCAGTGCCATATGTATTCAAGACTCTGTTCAGTAAAGATGATATTGTCTTTGACGATCTTTGTGAAACATTTGCAGCAACTGCAGGAGCATTATATTTGGATGTTAATGAGACATTGCCAGATGTAACTAAATATGAAAAAGATCTTAATAAGATAGAAGATAAGTATAAAAAGGGACTTGTGTCTGATACCATATTTGAATCAACTTATGCAGAATTGAAACCGAAGATCGATGAGGGGCATGACTATCACTTTATTGGAAGAGTTGGTCAGTTCTGTCCTATTAAGCCTGGTCATGGTGGTGGATTACTTTATCGTATTGACGGTGAAAAAAGAGCTGCAGCGTCTGGAACTATAGGGTACCGGTGGCTTGAGTCAGAAATGGTACGAGATGTAAGCGAGGAATCTATCGACATTTCATATTTCACTAAATTAGTTGATGATGCTGTGGATACAATCAATAAATATGGTGACTCTGAATGGTTTATGTCTGATGATCCATATATTCCTGTAAATCCGCCTACATATATTAATCCGGAAGATTTTATGAATATTCCGATTGATGCTGATGAAGAAGTTCCATTCGATGAAGATCCACTTCCATTTGCATAGAGAGTGTTAATATATGAAAACAAAGGCTGAATTAACAACTCAGGAATATATTGATTTCTTGCAGCGCTTTATTATAGTGCATTCGTATATTTATTATGAGATGAATAATAATGTAATCTCTGATAAATATTATGATGAACAGGCTAAAGTGCTGACTAAATTAAAAACTGAATATCCAGAATTATGGAAAAAGAGTATGTATTATACACAATTTGGCGACGACTACAATGGTGCAACCGGATTCACGCTGTATCATGACTTAAACGATCGTCAAAAAGAAATAATCAGAGCGTTAGCAAAATCAATGCTGATGTAATACGCGATGAAATCATACCCTTTTATGAGAGAGAAAGAGCTTAGATCTTATGGTTTAGGCTCTTCTTTTTATTTGTAACTTTTTAACAATGTTTTATTCCAAACAAAAAAAATAAAACGAAGGAGATTTAAAATTATGGAAATCACATTTGCACCAAAAAACGTACTGGAAATCAATGACGCAAGAATTATCTTCAAAAATTTCAAAGGACTTGGGGATAAGTATAATCGTGAAGGAGATCGTAACTTTGCTATGATTATTGCCGGTGGAACTCTCGATGACGGAAACAGCAGACGTACTGTTACAGCTGAAGAAATGGCGGATGCTCTTATGAAAGACACTAACAGGTATGGCGTCGGTTGGAATGTAAAGATTAAAGCACCTAGAGAAGAAGGAGATGATCCGTTCATTTATCTTCCGGTGAAACTTAAATTCAATGATCGTGGTCCTAAAGTATACTTAAAATCAGGTAAGCACACAGTACCGTTGACTCCAGAAACTATCGGTATGCTTGACAATATTGATATTACTTCCGTCGATTTAGACATTCGTCCTTATGATGGGGAGGTACAGGGTCCGTTTAGAGCAGCGTATGTACAGGCACTTTGGGTAACACAGGAAGTCGATCGATTTGCTGAAAGACTTGCAGAAGAAGAGTATCCAGAAGAATAATAAATACAGGAGGAAAAAGGCATGGCACATTTAACAGGTAACGGAGAACCAGGTAACGAAATTCAGGCAGGAATCGGTGATATTTATATTGATAAAAGCGGTAAGGGGCGCTATAAATGTGTATTTACTTACAAGGATAGCGTAACTAATAAACAGATTTGTCAGTGGGAGAAATTGGAATGGCAGAATCCAGCAGGATCTGAAGCGATTAGCGAACCAGATGTAAAGACAGAATCTGTACCGGCAGTTGACACTACAGCAACGAAAGCAAAAGTACTAAATGAACAGCAGACACAGGACAAAGGTAAAGCTGCAAACAAATAAGTTGTGATGATACGCGATATAATCTTACTCCTTTATGAGTACATGAAAATATATTTAATTTAGGAGGTATATAATATGAAAGCTGTAATCATTGACACCAAAAATTTAAGAAAGGCAGCATTTGCAATTGGGTTTGGACTTGCTATGGGTAAGTACGTAGCTGACGATATAATCTTTGTAGAAGAATGTATAATCAAAGATATTCTTAAGACTATGGCATCACGTGGTAACAAATACGCTCAAAATGCATGTGAAACTGCAGGACTTGAATATGAAAAAACAATAAAAACAGATATCAAAAATGAGCCAAATAACAAAGTTGATATAGGCTTTCATGCATAAGACAAATAGGAGTCTCGGATAAAAATAACTGAGGCTCTTATTATTCGCGTCATTTTCAAAGACTGTTATGAAAGAAATTTATGGTTAGTAGAAAGGAGAACTATTATGAACGTAGAGGTAAAAAAAGGTGACAAAAGTATTAACATTCCTGGCTGGGTAGGAGCAGCCTTGATTGTAACTTTAGGAGCTATGGTTACGGACATTTGTAAAGTAGCTATTAGTAACCATAAGTAGAAATGAGACAGACCTGGTTGAAATAATTTAACTGGGTCTTTTCATTTTATATTTATTGTATACACAGAAAATACGGAGGTGTCCTTATGAACAACAGCAGAAAGATGAGAGATGAACTGCTTGTAGGTATCGGCATCAAGGCAAAAGATATGACTTTAAAAGGTGATATTGTAGCTGATAATGATTCTATCCGAAAGTTTGCTGTCGATTTTATTAACCGGTGGTATAGCAGAACAGATGAAACTGAATACGGTTTTGATAAAGAAGTGGAATTGGAGCTCAAAACGAGATTCGGTGTAAAAGAACCTGAGGTAGAGGTTCAAAATATGACTGTCGGTGATATTCGTAAGATTATTGATACACTACCGGATAATATGACTATTGTTATACCTGTATATAATCGGAAGAGATACTGTAGTGAAGTCCAGTGGGTGCGTAGCGCTGGGATTATAGTATCGAAATTTGAACCGGAGCCAGCACTATTTCTCGGTAGTACAAAACATAATAAATCAATAGAAAAACTACTTGAAAAGACTAGAGTCTTGGGCGCTAAATGCACTGAGGTTCTATTTTAAAGAAAAAGAAAGGATGGTATATACCAATGCAGCCAAATATGAAAAAAGAGTATTCGGACAGATTTGATACTCTTAGAAAAAACAGAGTGGAAGTTAGTTTTCACAAATACGGTCCAGCTAAAACCAATTTTGGAGACAAGCTGGTTGACGCTATTAAAAGTCACGATCTCTGCATAGAGAAATATAAGGAGACCGGAAATACTGAATATTTATTAGATGCTGCAAATTACCTGATGTTTGAGTTTATGTATCCTCAGAAAGAAGGGGCATACTTTAAAGCAACAGATAGTAACGAATCAGCAGGAACTTCTGGGGAACCTATCGGAAAGTGGGGACTGTAGTATGTTCATTTTAGAGCAACTCGGACCGGAAGAGTATGAGCAAAAAGCATTATATTCAGTAACCATGGATAAAGAATATACGGTACGAGATTTTATCCATGAAGTTCTTATAGAGCACTCAAAAGATTGGGGACTCATCGGTATATTTGATGGCGAATCTGTCGTTGGAGATATGAAATGCGATTATGACAGAGGATATCTTCAAAGCGACTTACCAAAAGAAATTATGGATGAGCCAATATATTCTGTAAGTGCATACGGAGGTCACTACAGAATGGACTATCTATTATATTTAGAAAGAGATCGTGATTAATGTTTTAAATTTATCTACAGGAATTCAATGCAATATTTTAGATTCTCTGATTCAGGAATGCGGATTGTATATACGGTACGGACGCAATCCAGATATGTTATCAACTGGTACCGTTGAGAAACAGTTATTCTTGATAAAAAGTATATGGAATAATTTAGCAGATCGAGACAAACCAGAATGGTGCTCTGATGATTTAATTAAAGAGTATACAGAATTACTGTAGATAATGCGAGAAAGGAGAACTAAGCATGTTTCGTGACATATACATTTTTCTACTAAAACTTTCGTTTAAAATAAAGTGTATGACGGATACAGAGTTTTCACAGCTATTAGAACAATGCGATTTTCAACAAACCGTGTACGCTTGTTATATTAGGTATCTCTAAGAAAGGAGAACAAATCTATGACGAACAGGATTGATATTCAAGAATTTATTAACAACGCTCCTGAAAATATTGTAGGATCTCTTAATCATCCTGAAGCCGTAACTGCTGACATGCTAGATAATATTCCACACCGATATTCAAGCAATTTGGTAGTTCAGTATTGGTTACAGGTAGAAAAAGAAGATACAGTCATGCGGTTGCTTATTGATAATAAGGTTGCTAAGTATTTAGGTTGCACAGAAGAATATCTCTATTATCATGCTTGTAAAAATATAGGTACACCTGTAGTAAAAAATATAATTGATATGATGAGCAGCATGGTATCAATTGGTACAGGTTTTAACGATGATGATATATTACTTTATATAATTACGAATGCAAGTATGATATTCGGGGCGTTTTATTTATGTATGCCTGATGTCATAGGTAAAATAGCTGACGATTATGACTCTGATTTGATAATTATTCCAAGTAGTAAACATGAACTATTGTTTATTAAGAAAAATCAGCTGAGTATATCGATAAGTGATGTAAAACAGATGGTATATACAGTGAATCGGACAGCATTGGAACCTAAAGATATACTTAGTGATAATGTATATGTTTGGGATAGAGAAAAGAAGAAACTTATAGTATATTAAATGGAAGGATATTTTTATGCTTAAATTTGATTATAATTTGATTAGAAAAGCCAGAGAAAATACAGGCATGTATCAAAAAGATGTAGCAGTAAGAGTAGGAGTAAAGAGAGATGCTTTATGTGACTGGGAGAACGGCAAAAGAGTACCTAATGCAAATCATTTAGCTGCATTATCTACGGTGCTAAAAGTACCCGTTGAGTCGTTTTTCAGACATACATTGTAGGAGGTGATAATAAGTGAATTTAAAGAAGTTACCAGACACTCTGTTAGTCAGTATCGATTTTGGATCAAATGCTGATGAAAGTGTGCTGTTGGTTGGACGAAAACATCCGAACCAATCCGTAGATATCGTTAACGCTTTTAAAGGAAAAGAAGCCATCGATATTTATGATAAATTGGTCACACCGAAAATCGGATAGCAGTATGTTTAAGAGCCTGTCTTAATTGATGGGCTCTTTTATTTTTGACACATTAACACAAGATATAGTATAATGAATGTCATAATTCGGAAGATGAGGTGGTATAATAAAAATGACTTGTATAGAACACGCTTTAGAAAATGCTCTGATAGCTATTAAATCTGGGACAGGGTATGAGGAATGGAAGCAAAGTGATCCAAATTTAAAAGAAATACACGCAACAGCAGATGAAGTATGGGCTATTGCTGTATACGTAGATTTTAATTTTCATACACATGATGAGTAAATTCGCGTAATAAACAGAACCTTTTATGAAAAAATAATAAAAGGAGGCTGTTTATTATGGCAGATTATGAATATTTAATTGCTATGAATTTACATGCAAAACTGAAAGAGAAAATCGTTGGGAAAATTTATGTGACAGTTAGTGATGATAAATTATATGTGAGAATTGATTCATTTGAGAATCTTACATGGGATTTATCAATACCAAACTTTTCGCAAATGGTTCTTAATGGATTTTCTACAGAACGTATTGCAGAAGATATAGCAACTAAATTTAAAAAATATGTAATAAAAAAAACAGTAAACAAATATATGAAATAAAATATTGACGAAAGCTTGAGTAATTCTTGAGCTTTCTTTTTTTTTATGACTAAGGACGGAGGTGACTGTAAGATGGAATATTCTTATAAAGAAGTATATTTCGATCAGTATTGTAAACAGTGCAATTATAAGAATCTGGGAGAAAGTGACCCCCCGTGTGATGAATGCTTGAAGCATCCGATGAATTATCATTCACACAAACCGGTTAACTTTAAAAAGAATCCGAACTATAAAGGAGATGAAAAGTAAATCATGTCAAAGAGAGAATGGAGTAAGGAATTCGCGTATCGCTTATTCGATTTAATGAAGTACCGTTGCATGTCACGACGAGATCTGGCTGATGCACTGGACATTAACCCAGCTACGATAAGTGCTTATCTGCATTGCAAATATATACCATCTGCAACAAGGATTTTACAGTTGTCGCAGGTACTACATGTAAAAGTTTCTTACTTGCTGGATTTTGAGCGTGTAGGGAGAAGACAGAAATGATATTTGATTTTGTTGTAACTATCATCAGCGGAATAATATATCTGTTATGTGGCATAGCCCTTGTTATTTTATGGGTAGTACCGGTTGCTATTGCAGCGGTAGTCACTTGTGTATATTATTTCTGTAAATTTGTAATCGATACTTTGATAGAAATAGGAGGGCTTTTTATATAATGAATAATATTAGTTTTGTATCTTTTATCGTACTGATTATTATAGTGTATCTTTGTATTCATTCGCTGGTAGACCGAATCTGTACATGTATTGAAAGAACTGCAGCTTTTAAATGTGAAGGGAAAGCAAATAATAATATAGAAATAAAACAGACAGAGGAGCCACAGAAGAGTGAACAATAAAGACTTAAAAAGAAATGGCGAGGGCTATATGGATCCGACTGCATATTTGGCAATGAAGCATGTAGAAGATGAATCGGCAAAGTTTCAGAAACTGTTAGATACGATCTTTAATATATGCGAGCTATCCGGATTTCATATTGAAGGACGAATTGTTATTAAATCAAAGAAAACAGGACGTGTGTGGAAGTAAAGGAGAAGTGTGATGAAAAACAAAATTCAGAAAATTATTACAGCATTTTTATGTGTAATGTTAGTGGTGACGTTGGCTGGATGTGCAGCTATTGATTCAGCTATCAGTGACATCAGAGGAGATCTTGTCGGTAATGGATATGCAATTCATACGTATGATAACTATGGAAAATTGGTTATGACCACAACTGGCGACAAAATCAATATTACAGGAAATAAAGTAAAGACAACTTCCTATGATAGTGATGGTGATGTTATCCGTAATTATGAGTTGTCTTCGGTTATTTCTATCAATGTAGATGGTAAAGAGATTCAGAGCTGCGGAGACACCTGTATATTTGAAGGAGATGGACTGACACCAGAAGCGGACTTTACACAGGATGATATTTACAGTAATAGTACTGGTCAGTTTACAGAGAACACAGCTATTGCCGGTATCGTAAATTCTTATAAAAATGCATTTGGTAAATCAAGAGTAGTAGTGATTAAATCGCAGCTCGGACAGCCTATCGTAGCTTATTCTGGAGATAAAGTATATTGGGATATTCCGGATGATCTTCCGAAAATGACAAAGTTGATGATTGATGGAAAACCGTTATATATTCATAGAGCAAACTTCCAGATTATTGATAAGGCATTACTTAATTAGAAGAGGATTGACTTATGAGCAGAGCAGAACTCAGAAGAAAACAGAGAGAAACTCAGAAAGCAAATACTGCAACATATAATCTAACAAAAGCTCAACTTAATGCTCTTGTAGAACAGCAGATAGGTGACAGGATAAAACAAGTAAAAGAACAAGCTACATATGATGCTGTAAATACTGCGATGGTACTATTGCTAACTCTACCGCTCGAAGTACTTATGGACCATTATTGGCAGAAATCATACGAGAAGAAAATACCAGAATTTACAGCATATGTACTTGAATATTATCAAAAATGGCAGGACGGAGAGCTTGATATGGACGAGATGAAAGAAGATTTATGGAAATACGCAGGGTTCCGTTTGGAAGAATCGGAGGGATAAAATGGCAAGATATACGAAATATACTGTAGACAAAAGATTCAGAAAGATTGGTTTTGATATATCAAGATCAACTGAATATTACAAGTTAGAACGATTGTCATCTACAGATCAGAGTAAAAAGTCATTCAAGCACAAACCATATAGCACAGATTTTGTAAGGAGTGATGCTACACAATGATCACGCAGAAAAAGAAGACCACAAATTTTCTGTATCCGTATCAGTTAGATGCAGTTAACAGACTTCATAATGGATGCATATTGTGTGGTGGTGTTGGAAGCGGAAAGTCGAGAACCGGCTTATTTTATTATTTTAAAGAATGTGGCGGATGGATCGACAAAGGCGAGTATATTCCGATGAAAGAACCAAAAGATCTGTATATAATCACAACTGCTAAGAAACGGGATAGTTTAGAGTGGCTTGGAGAATTGGCTAACTTTATTATGATTCCAGGGGACGATGGAAAGACCTCATTCGGAAATACTGTGGTTATCGACAGTTGGAATAACATAGGTAAATATACAGATGTATACAATGCTTTCTTTTTATTGGATGAACAACGATTAGTTTCGTATGGAGCTTGGACTAAAAGCTTTCTGAAAATTGCTAAGAGAAATGATTGGATATTACTGAGTGCCACACCTGGGGATTCTTATATCGAATATCTTCCAGTATTTTTAGCGAATGAGTTCTTCAGAAATAAAACAGAGTTTAATCGTGAGCATGTTATATTTTCAAGGTACACGAAATTTCCCAAGATTGACCGGTATATGAATACAAGAAGACTTGATCGGTTAAGAGATAAAGTGTTGGTATATATGGAGTATGAGCACGACATAAATAAACATGACAATGATATTTACTGTGAATATAATCGCGAAAAGTACCGGGAAGTTATGAGAAATAGATGGAATCCCTTTACAAATGAGCCAATACAAGACGCCGGGGTTTTGTGTCAGGTATTACGAAGAGTCGTTAACACAGATGAATCCCGGCAAGCTGCTTTACTTGAGATATTGGAGAATTATAAGAGGGTCATTATATTTTACAATTACAATTATGAAAGGGATATTTTGCTGAACTTAGGATATGAACCAGGTACTGATGTAGCGGAATGGTCTGGTCATAAACATCAGCCGATTCCGGAAGGAGATCAATGGGTATATCTGTGTCAATACAATTCGGCATCGGAAGGGTGGAACTGCATCCGGACAAATTGCATTATATTTTACAGTCAGAATTACAGTTATAAGATGATGACACAGGCTGCGGGGAGAATTGACAGATTGAACACTTCGTACAATGATTTATATTACTATCATCTGAAAACTCACAGTGGTATAGATATGGCAATATCAAGAGCTTTACACGATAAGCGAAAATTCAATGAGAGGAAGTTTATTAAATGGGATTGATATTTAATAGGAAGAAACAGAATAACAAGATATCGAGTGGCAGTTTACCGGAATATACACAAGATGAAATAAATCAACTTTTTGCAACCGTATTACTGTATGGACTTACTGACTTAAACGAGGCGACACTTAAAAAATTAGTCTATATAAGAACCGGTATGTATACGCTTTCAGATAAAAAGGGGACAGAGTACATTGATTAGATTACCTATATTTAATAGGAAGAAACTCTGTAATCACAAATGGAAGAAAGAAGAGTTTGTTCGGTCCTATCGTGATTACAGCGGTTTTCGTGTTGGCGTGTTCCGATGCAAGTGCAAGAAGTGCGGATTAGTAGAGATAAGAAAATATTATTGATTCGCGACAAAAACATGTACTGTTATGAAAACAGTATGTAGATTTTTAAGGAGGCAGTAACATGAAAAGTACGTTTAAGAAAGCATTCGGAGTTATTTTAGGAGTTTACGCAGGATGTGTAGCTGTGGAAATTATCAGTAAATTCGGAAAGACTTATTTAAAGGTAGAAAAACCAGCTGAAAAAGAAACAGACGAAAATGAGGAGGAGTCCAATTAGGGCTCTTTCTTTTCTGTTTTCACAGCAAGAAAGGAGAATCACTATATGTTTGATATCAAGAAGCCATCGGAAATAAATATTCCGGAGTTTGATTCAATTGAAAAGAAAGAGTCTACAATGTCACGTTCAGATATTATGGATGCCGTATCTTTTGGCTATACTGCTTTGCACGGACAGATTCAAGAAACGGAAGATGAGTTTATTTATACCAGACTTGCAAACTATGTAAATGATAAGTACGAAATGCGGATATCTAAAAAAGAACTTCATAGTGCTGTGATGATATTAGATATTCTTAAAGAGATATTCGGCAGCGATATAGAGCCAATGGTTAATTTATTAAACACTGTAAAAGAGGCTTATCTTAACGGATATTCCGACGGCATAAAGGAGTCATCGAATGCGCTTACAGATTATTTATCATATCAAAAGAAAGGACAAGAATAGGAATGAACACTATTAAAGTAAAAGAAATCGGAAAATGGTTAATGGTAGCTGGAGCATCCATATTTACATCCGGAGCAGGTGCTTATGGAATTGCAAATTGGATCGAGAAAAAGGAACTTAAAAAAGAGCATTCTAAAAATATGATGAAGATTGAGGAAGAAGAGTCTCTTAAACAGAATCAGTTGAAAGAAGAGGCTCTTCGTGCAGCTGCGGAAAAAGATCGGTTATATTCTCTCAAGATCAATAAAATGGATGACGTTGAGTTCGCTAAGTTCCATGCAAAGAATATCGCAGAAGCCAACGATGAGGTGTTGAGAAAAGCAGAACGTATCCGGAAAGAATCAGAGGCAGCTATCGTAAAAAAGAAATTGGAATGCTCTGATGAAATTAACAAAGTCCGAGCTGAATGCCTGAGAAAAGTTGAAGAAGCCGAAAAGAAGAGAGCTGAAGCAGTAGAGAAATATGAAGCAATAAACACTCTCTTTACCAATAAGGATAAGATTCTTAAAGCCAAAGCAGCACTTGAGTCTGCTATTGAAAAGAGTGAGAAAGCCAAAAGTGATAAAGAAGATCTGCTCGATGCAATTAAAGATATTTTAGAGTAAGGAGGATATAACTTATTATGAAATATTCTTTTAGAGTAAAACTTATGGACGGAACTGTTCTGGAGTTTAGAGATCTATGCAATAAAGTAATAAATATGGATAAAAGATTAGTTACATTTGTACATGAAGATAATAATTTTACTACAACGCTGGCTATGATTCCAATAGAAAATATAAAATTTATATTCAGACACCCAATGGACCTTAAGGAGTAATGTTATGAATAAAACAACAAAACTAAATATTTTATCGTATGCTTCACAGCCGGATAAAGATTTCAATTATTACGGTGATGAGGTCATATATAAGGGCAAAAGATATTTTGTAAATTTGTCTGAGGAGAAAGTAGTATTCCGTGGAATCGTGAGGGAGGAAGAGTGATGTCATTTGTAATATGTATTGTTTGTACTATCGGTTTGATGCTATGTATTTTTTATAGGATCAAAGTCGAAAATACCTGTAAGATGTTCCTTAAAGTAATAGACGCTATTAGTGATTATAATTGTTTTCAAATTAGAAACTATTGTACACCAGATAATAATTTTAAATGTGATTATATAAGTTATGATTGTGTTGCTAATTTTGATAGGATTTTATTAAATCCATTTGATTGGTCTTACAAAAATATAGTACCTTCAGATGTTTTAAAGAAGATCGAGCCCTTTATGAATGAATACAAAGAGGAGTGAACAGAAGAAATGATATGTGTGATCGATCAAATTAAATACGACACCGATAAAATGGAGATGGTGTCAGATAAAATTCAGCATGAGTATAAAGTGAGGTTTTTATCTCATAGCTATTACTGTGATGGTAAAAATGTTCGTTTATGGAAAAGTCACAAAGGAAGATGGCTTATGACATATGACTCAGATCGTAACGAGTATGCTGTACCTATGACTGAGAATCAGGCTAAAGAAAAACTCATGATGTATGATATTGCTACTTATGAACAGCTGTTTGGAGAATTGGAGGAAGCTTAGGATGAAAGTAAAAATTATTTGTAATTCAGACATGCTAGCTTTTGAAAAAGATATTAATGCTTTTATTGCCGATAAGGTGATACATGACATAAAATATCAATCAATGAGCATAGCCCAACAGTATAATGGTGTTGGTATTCCAACTAACATCGGTATATTTGACAGAGCACTTATTATGTATGATGATATCGACGTATAATTTTCACATCCTATTATAGAAAAAAATAGGAGGTATTAATTATGAACAAAACATTATACGCAAAGGTTGTATTTGAAGGAAAAACACCGATTGAATTTTCGAAAGCGGTAAAGGATTACTTGATGGACGAATTTATTAAACGACGTACGATATTCGTAGATTTAGTGAATCCGATGTATGAACAATGGAACTCTAAATTTGATGAATTATATCCAGGAGTAGATGGATATGATGAACGATATATTAGATTCATTTGTGAGAAACATCAGGATGCACTCCGAATAGCTAACTCGAAAGATATTGGACTTAATCAGGTTTTACTTGAATCAAAAGTTGAGAATGACGCGGAATGTTCCGGATATGTACCAAAAATTGGCGTAAGTATGATATTAGTACTTTGCGAAAACTAGAGAAAAAGGCTCAGCATAGAAATATGTTGGGTCTCTTTCTTTTATATTTGAGAAGGTAGGTATCGTAAATTGAATCGAACAACAAAAATCAAAATTCTGTCATACGCTTCTCAACCGGATAAGAGTTATAACTTTTATGGGGATGAAGTAGTGTATGAGGGTAAAAGATATTTTGTGAACTTATCAGAAGAAAAAGTGACATTTTTAGGCATAGTTAGAGAGGAAGAAAAAATATGATTATTACATTAGCATGTTTGATTATAGTATTAGTAGGTGCTGTTGTACTGAATAAAGTAATAGATAGTTTTGATCATGATGGTGCCTGTATATTGAGTCTGATAGCCGTATCTTTTGGTGGCGTTGGACTTGCAATATGTGTATGTGTTATAGCAGTTAATCACATATTTGAGACGCAAAATATTCATTCAGCAGAAATGAAGCGGGAATCACTTGTTAAACAGTTGGAGATTATATCAAGTGATTACGAAGATGTAAGTAAATCCAAAGTTATTTCCAAAGTATATGATTGGAATAGCGATGTATATGACGTTAAAATGTACTCTGAGAATCCAGTGACAAGTTGGTTTTACAGTAAGAAGTATGTTGATTCATTAAAGTATATTGATATTGATGACTATCTCCCGCGAGAATAACTCAGTGTGTTATGAAAGGAGATGGTATTTTATGGATACTTGGAAAATATGGTTTAAGTGTTTTTGGAAAAAGAACAGATCTTGGTTTGGAGCAGGAGTATTACCGTATGAATATAAACGTAAGGGCACTGCTGTTAGACGAGCTAAGAAACTATTTGACAAAGAATATGATGATCGATATTACGAGTATGTTATAAGTAAAACAAATCCGTGGTGTGGTGAAGAGTCTTAATTAAGGCTCTTTCTTTTATATTTTGAAAGGAGAATTAAGATGGATACCTATTATTTCTTGCGTAGATTTGAATCTATTGCTGTTGTACATGGGCTTAGGTTATGTATGACAAGAGCTCCGTTAGGATGTGGTTTACTATTTTATTTCATAGACGACCACTCTGCTGAAACGTCAGAATTGTATTGCTTTCAAATACATCATGATTCTTACGAGAACTTGTTTGAGAATCTTGAGAGAATAGCAAAAGATTTCAAAGAAAAGGAGACAAAAACTAATGATTAAAATTATTGAACATGGAACACGTAAAGAACAGCGATGCGAAAATTGTGGATGCTTATTTTCCTATGAAGCAATTGATATTGAGAAAGGAAATGTCACAGGAGGTGTATGTGGCATGGACTCATATAAAAAGCCATATAAATTTGTAAGATGTCCGCAGTGTAAAAAAGAAATTGTATTGGAGGCAGTTAGATAGATGATTAAATTAGAGAATGTAGTTCTGGCTAGTCCAGAGCAGATGGAGTTTATTATTGAAGGTATGAGAAATCCTATGAATTCATGGGAGAAGAGTGATAGTGAAATTACACCGATCGAAGAAGACACTTATCGCCAGTGTTATATTCCTGAAGAATTTACACTTGGAGAAAATGACCACTCTCTCATGCAGCGTCTTTCAAATGCTGGTACAGAACATCGAAAATATATGAGAATGATGCCGGTGTATGTGAGAATTACAGCACCGTTGTATTGGTGGAAAGAATTTGATACTTATAAAGTTGGCACTGTTGCAAACTCTTGCAGTACGATGCACAAGATTGCGGAGAAAGAATTTACGCTGGAGGATTTCTCTACGGATCAGCTTCTTAGTTTCTCAGGTACACATAATGACGAGCGAGATATTCCAACAGTTATGTCTGATGAATATTCGCCTAAGGGATTATTAGAATGCGTGGTTATTCCAATGCTCAATGAATGTAGAAATTTATACTTGAATGGGGTTGATCACGGTGGAATGTTAAAAACTCGCAAAGATAAAGAAATCTGGTGGCAGATGATTCAACTTCTTCCGAGCAGTTATAATCAGACTCGTAATGTTATGCTGAATTATGAGGTACTGGCAAACATTTACAGACAGCGGCATGGACATAAGCTGGACGAATGGCGAGAGGTTTGTAAGTGGATCGAAAGTCTTCCATATTCTGAGCTGATTACCGGAAATGGGGAAGCGACAAACTAAATTCGCTAAAAATACAACTCCTATTATGAAAGGAGTGATATTTATGGAACATTATAAAAAGATTACCCTAAATAAAAAAGACTATAAAAACGTGGAGATAGTGGCAACAATTTTTAGAGTATTGTTAACACCGATATTCATATGGTATAGATTATATTTATGGGTGTGGGATGGAACAATGTTCGATAAAACTAAATATTAAATTAAAGAGAGACCCAGTGTACAATACGCTGAGTCTTTTCTCTTTTATTTTTCAGCGTGAGAAACATTTCAAAAATATATTCGCTAAATTTACATCTCCTATTATGAGGAAATAAAAGGAGGTATTTATTATGACTATTAAAGAAGCTAAAAATGTAAAAGTTGGTGATTTTGTTAAAATAATCAACACACATAAAAATAAGAAGACAGATAACGATAATTGTATTTGGGTCGTTGTTGGTACAAGTAAATATGTACGTGACAGAAGCCCAATAACAATATTTAATATCAGGCTTGTAAAAGGAACTTATGTGCGTTGGGAAAAGAATGAGATTATTAACGAAGGATGCGTTATTAGTAGAACTAATAGAGCTTTGAAAAAGATTATGATTAAAATCGAGGAGGGCTAAAGTAGGCTCCCTCTTTTTCTTTTTGAAATGAACCTGTAGAGATGCTATCCCATGAAAACCGAAATGGTGTCCTATTGTTTATTTGTATGTTAGCGAAAAATTATAGTGGATTTATATTTTACAGAAAGGTGGTGATATAGAATGACTGAAAATTATTTAAGTTTAGCAAATAGAGTGAAGGATCCAAAATATATTGATAGTATATTAAGTCATAGCGATATTGATACAGCTAATTGATATATCGAAAAAGGTAAAAGATAGTCCGTTAAATTGAAACACTGCCATATGCTGAATTGATTACTGGGGGAGGAGGAAGTGACAGACTATATTCGCGAAAAATACAAAGCATATTATGAGAGAAAAGAGAATCATGTATTGGTGATGGCTTTTGCCCGGTGCGTAAGGGGAATTGTACATTGCTACAACAATACAGTAGAACTCGCACTTTTCTCTTTTTTGTTTGTGTTGGAAACATTTCAAATTTTTTCGCGTATTTTACAACTTCTATTATGAAAGGAGTGATTTATATGTTTAATTTTTTTAAGAAAAAAGTCAGAGAAGAGGATCCAATATTGAAAGGAGCAAAAAGGACGATTTTATATGTAGTTCATGGAAATACATACTATGACGGATATGGTCATGAGGAGAATATTTTTGGCGTTTACACCAAAAAAAATATGGCTGAAGCAGCTAAAGATATGGTTATAAAGGAACTTTATGAAAAAGAAGTAAACAGAGATACGTGGATTGGTATTAAAGACATGTCCGATATCGAAGTAGAAATTTTAGAAATCGAGTCTGATACGGCTGTGGATATTTACTTAGGAGGGTGCAGATATTAACTTAGGAAGGTATGTAGAAACAATGAATTATTAGAAGCTGATATTCAATAAGGGGTATTCACAAGAGGATTTGAAAAAAATTAAAAATAATTAAGTAAAATTTGGAGGAGACTCGGAGTAAAATCTGGGTCTTTCTTTTTTTTTTAGCTGATGGAGGAAAGAAGACTGACTAAACATGAAAAAACTAGCATTTTTATCTATTATAATTGGTTCTCTTTTTGTAATTATTGGCACAAGTTGTCAGAGTAGAACTATAAAGAAAAATCAGAAAATTATATCTGAAATAGCACATGAAGAGCCTATTAAGAAATCGTTTACTATATCAATACCAACAGCTACAAATCATGGGTCTATTATTGTACAAGAACCAGACGGAGATGTTCGGTTTAGTTATAAAGGTACAATTGATATTCAGAACGATGGTAGGAACGGGCAGGCTGTAAACATTGTGGTAACTGTTCCAGAAGAAAATAACTCTATTAAGCATGAGGAGGTACAGATATATGAATAAAGGTATGATTATATTTGATAAGCCGAATCGATGCGAAGAGTGTCCGTGCTACTACATTTCACCAGTTATATCCGGTCGTATGTGTCAAATTACTGGTGATTACATTAGTCCTAATAAACCGATACCAGATAGATGCCCTATTATACCTCTGGATCAGGAACAGATGGATACTATATTGGCAGCATTGCGAGAAAAAATGAAAGGATAGTGTATGCAGATAAAAAATATATTGATAGCTATACTTCTTATTGTGAATTTATGGAGATTAATTCTGACAGTGACATATTCAGCTACACGTTCTATGACTCAATTAAATTCATATGTGGCTGTATCAAAAAAATTATTAAATAACTGTGAGTCAACGTCTGGATATTTAATTCAGTTAATTGAAACCGCTCTTACCATTCCAGTAATGTTTTTACTTATCATATGTGAGTGTATTGCTTTATTTATTGAAAAGTTTTTGATATCTGGGCGAAAAAAGTCAAGAACAGTAAAGCGTAGAAAGGTGAAAAATAATGATATTTAATTTGTGGAGACCGTATAAATGGTTTAAACCGAAAAAAGATGGCTGGTATCTTTGTACTGCAGCTCATGGTGGTGGACTAAATACCCCTAAAGTCATGGAATTATATTTTACAGAGTGGAACTCAAAGTGGGTAAATACCAGGCGGCAGAGAGTATTTGACGGATACAAGGTGTATAAATCTGGCAGAGCTGATATTGAAAGTAACCGTATATTTACAGACAGCGAATGTGAGCGAATCGATGTTGTAGCATGGAAAAAGCTACCGAGATGTTATGGTTGGTGGAGAAAAAAGAAAGGATAGCTATATTTTCTTTTTCGCGATAAAATCTTAGGCTTTAATGAAAGGAGTTGATAGTTTATGAGTAATAAACCAGTATATGATACTTTAGATTGTATGAGGCTCATTAAGAAGAAATATCCGTGGATACCGAGGTGTATCATACGAAGGGTGCTTTTTGGTGAGGAATTATATATGCATAAGGTAGGTATTATTGACTGGATACCTAAACTTGAAGCATGGTATTTTAAGAAATGATTATTGAAAGATTGAGTCCTAATTTGTGGCTCTTTCTTTTTTTTTAACATTAGAGGAAAGGATAATAAATATGGATATTGTTGATGTTGTTGAAAGAACATTAGGAATAGCACTTGGATCATGGCATAAAGAGTTCATTACAGAATTATATAAGGGACTAAAAGCTGGTAAAAATATATATTTATCAGTTCCGCCAAGAGGAGTTAGCAAATTTGATATGCGAATACTGTATTCTTTAGTTGTGTTAATTGCAGCAGAAGAAAACGGTGATATTCAGCTTAATAAAAAGCCTGAGACTCTTTGTGATAGCTGTGAACTTCAGTACAAAGATTGTGGATGTGACTGCACAAGAGAATACATATCTAAAAAAGATACTATTAACACAATAATATTGCAATGTGAAACTCGGATGAAACCGGAGCGGTTAGAAGCACTTCGTTTAGATTTATTGGATCAGGCTAAATCTGGAGTAATGCTGTTACCAGATTTCGTAAAATATATCACTGGACCGGTTGGATATATTGATGATATTAAATGGAGGAATCAGAATGATTATAACTAGAGAAAAAATCTTAGAAGAGAGATGCAAAAAATATAGAGCTGTCATTGAGGATTTGTGCCGTAGAAATGGTTTAACGGTATTTACAAAGGTTAGAGATTATTATATTGATGGTAAGTTATCGGTTAACGACGCTCGATATTTATGTAGAGCTTGCAATGTTGAAGAATCTGTAAAATCAGAGAAACTGCCAGTTGGAGTACTGCCTAGAGAAAAGTGGGATAAGAAGCGATCAGATGAGCTGTTGAACGGAATATGGGGCTATATCGCAGCTGGTAAATTGCCGCCGATAGAATGGCTTGAAGAATATACTGAAATACTTGGCAGAATGGAGAAGACTAATGAGTAAACAATATGATGAATATTTGCAGCAACATAAAGCAAATGTAAAGAAAGGATATGACTGGATTAAAGATAATTTACCAGAATTGATTCCAGATGGTAGGAGATTGGATTTAGAGCATCAAATCGGTTTTGCACATGACTACAGTAAGTCACAGCCAGATGAGTATGAACCGTATGATGCTTATTTTTATGGTGGAAACAGATCGTATCAGGTTGTGAAAGATTATGAGTATGCATGGTTATTACATATTCATAGAAACCCGCATCATTGGCAGCACTGGGTTCTGATTCATGATGATCCAGATGAAGCTGAGACTATATTAGATATGCCTTATGAATATATTCTGGAGATGATCTGTGACTGGTGGGCTTTCTCTTGGAGTAAAGAAAATCTATATGAGATCTTTAACTGGTATGATGAGCATAAAAATTATATGAAGCTCAGTGATAAAACCAGAAAAACTGTAGAGGATATTCTCAGTAAAATGTATGATAAACTTGATGAAGAAGAGATTCAGCATAGTGGTGTCAAAGGTATGAAGTGGGGCGTGAAAAATGGACCACCATATCCTATTAACCGATTGAAAAACGCAGCTGGTAAAGATATACTTATAGTTGAAAGAACTGAGCTAAAAGGACCGCCCAATGGTATAACACAGATCACTCATAAGAATGGCGGTATCGAACGTAACTATTACGATGATAATGGTCGTCAAATAAAACAAATAAGTAATAATAATCATGGAAAACCTAAACAGCATAGTTATGGTATACATGGAGAGCATGCACATGATTATACATATGACGAAGATGGTTATGTTCATAGAAGTATACGTGAACTGACTGATGACGAAAGAAAGGAAAATGGTGATATTTTATGAAAATTAATGAACTTAAAGATAGAATAGCAGAAATAGTAACTCAGATTACATTTACTTATAACGGTAAAAGCTGTGGTGTGGATCCGATGAGTTCAACAGAATTCGATATGTGGTATGGGGATGATTTTGTAACGGTAGGTAGTATTGAAGAAGTTATGAATACAAAGCTGTTTGATAATAAGTCTCTTACAGATATCTTTGATGATATTGATGATCTTGAAATGTAATTTGATGAGGAGTTCAAATAATGAAAATCAGTCAGTACGATAGGGTAATGTTAAAAGATGGTAGAACAGCTACGATTGTTGAGGGGTTGGAAGAAGATACTGCATATATAGCAGATGTAGATTTACCAGGACCTGATTGGGACACAGTTGATATCAAACAGGATGATATTGAAAGAAAGTTATAATAATGGACTAAAAAATATTATGGAAGACTTGGTTAATAGCTGAGTCTTCTATTTTTATGTATGGAGGTAAAAGCAGTGAGTGAAGAAAAAGTAAATTATTTTGAAGAAGAAATGAAAGCTCTTTTATACGGTTATATAAGTGATCAGGATACAGTAGAGTATTTGGCGCTTAAGGCTTCAAAGTTACATGAAAAATATTCTGAGAAATAGTGATTACACGCGATATTTTCAGTTCCTCTTATAGAAAGGATAGGAGGTATTTTAGATATGAGAAAAATAGCATTATTATTCGGAACTATGGGTGTAGTAGGAATTATAGTTGGAATATTGATGAGTGTATTCATTGATATTTCTAATGTATGGTTCCTTATACCGATAGCTATGAATGGTGTTTGGATTGGATCTGAAATAGTAGCTAATAACTTAGAAGAAAAGAGAAACAAGAAACGGATTAGGAGCTCGATTTAAGGGCTTCTTTTCTTTTGCAAAAATATGTTAAAGATTATTCATGAACAGATTTTATTTGAAAGGTGATTAAAAATATGAAAATTGCAGGTAAAGAAACAAAATTTATGTTTATACCATATTTGGTAATGTACATTGATGAAAACGAGTATCTATATTACTTTGACGATAACAAAAAATTACATATTGATTTCGGTCCGTATGCTAAGTTGTTGCCAAGTAAATGGAACTCGCTGATCGGTTTAGAGGAACACACCATAGATGAACACTACAGAGTATGGACTACTATTGTTGAACTTGATGAACATGAAAAAGCAGCTTTCACCGAAAAGAGGCGTCGCTTTGATGTAAGACCGCAATCGTATAATAGCATTCGGAATCGTATAAATAATCATAAAAAATATGGATCAGTGAGAGCACCACATAAAAGTAGTTGGGAACCTCGTAATGACGGCAAATTTGATATTGATCGTTTTATCACAAGAATAGATCAACCAACTGTTGAAAGGGATATTGAAAATAGTAACAAGGATACTTTTGATTTTGTTAGGCTTCGTATGAATACTCGAATAGCTGAAGAAAAACCGATGGAAGTAATAAGAGAACATAAGCAGGATATTCTAGCTATTGCTGTCGATAAAATCTATAAGTCGAAACGATTTACTAAATATGGAGTTTCGATAAATTTTTTGAAGCTTGATACTTTTAAATATTTCGACAGCATCCATGAAATCGAACTTATATTTGTGTTAAAAGATATTCCAACGGAGGTGTAGAGCATGTATTTTGTCATATTGGGAAGTTTAGCAGTGTTCATTTTTGGTGATGTTGTAATAGGTATCTTATTGGAGAAGAAAGCGTATAACAACGGATATTGTCCTCATTGTGGAAAGAAATTATTATTAGACACAGATTCTCAGGGTGGTAGAGGATACATATGTGAAGAATGTGGTTATTGTGCATGGGTGTCATATTCGTTTATAGATAAGAGGCTCTGAACATGGGCTTCTCTTTTTATATTTATTGTATAGACAGAAAAAGAGGGATAAATATATGTATAAAACAATGAAAGAAATAAATAGGTTAGATTCTTTATTAAAACCGTGTCCGTTTTGTGGGGGAAAAGCTCGAATATCTGATGCAATTAGACCTGATGGACACTGTAGCTATAGAGTAAAGTTTGTTCAATGTACTGAATGTCATGCTAAAACAGAAGAGAAAACTTGTGACGGATATTATGAGGAATACTGCACAGACGAAGAAATTGCAGAATTATGGAATAGGAGAAGTGAATAAGAATGAATTTTAAAATTGATTTTGAGATTGTAATGATGATAGTTAAAGCATTATGGTTTTGCGGCATGGGGTGTTATTGCTATCTTGAACCAGATCGCAATAAAAGAGTCGAGAAAATATTATGGTTAATTGCTGGAACTATTGTGATATTTAGGTAAAGGAGCGTTTGCATTATGAAAATATTGAAAAATATAGAAGTAAAGTTAAGTGAAGAAGAAATTAAGAAAATAATTGCTGAAAAGATAGCAGGCGAATTACCTGGTTATACTGTAGAACCGGAAGATGTAACTCTTTTAGTAGGAACCAGATTAGTTGGATGTTTCAATGACGAGCATGAAGAAGCATATTTTAAATGTGGAAGTGTACACTGCGTTATTAAAGATGAGGAGGGGTAGAGTATGAGTAATGATGAAAGGCTGGAAAAAGTTAGTTACGATGATGATAAATTGCATTGTTGGATTAACGGTTGTCAGTGGGTATCAATAACTAGAGTTGTTCAGATAAGAAAAGATTGTAATAAAGAAACTGCTTTATTATCAAAAGAGGTGAAGAGGCTCACATCAGAAAATGAAGCTTATAAAATATTACTTAAAGACAAGCTAAATAAGGAGGGATAATATTTTTATGGCTAAAAGAGGAAGACCTGTAAAGCCGGATGCTAAACGAAAGAATGTTATGTTACGACTGAATGATAAGCAGGCAAGTATGCTAAGAGATTTGAGTAAAAGAACAGGAAGAAATCAGACTGATATTTTTGTTGGTTTGATGGAAGAAGAATATAAGAAAAATACAGATACGGAGGAATAGAATTATGACAGAATATATTTTTGGAGCACGTCAGAGCGGGAAAACTACAGAATTGATTAGGAGATCAGATGAGACCGGAGCTTATATTTTAGTAGCAAATAAGTCTACGGCATCTCTAATATTCAAACAAGCGAAAATGAACGACTATAATATTCCATATCCTATTACAATCGATGATATGTTGTCTTGTACTGTAAATAAATCTGTTTGGTCAAAAGGAATACTTATTGACGAGCTTGATATTATATTATCAGGCTTATTTAATGGAGTTCCGATTCAGGCTGTGACAATTACGCAACGAAAAATTACGAGTTTGTCACATAATACAGCAGAAACAAGTAACAGTTTACTTACAGTAAAAGATGTCTTATCAGTTTCAGAAACCCGTTATGTATATTTATATGTAGGCGATGTCTTTATTACTAAGATAAAACCTAATGATGCGTTAATGTACTTATCAGCCGACGTACTTGAAAGTAGCATAGCAAAAATCGATGCAGAGAACAACACGGTACGAATTACTATTGCAGAGAAGGAGGAGTAACCTATGAAAGAAATTAGAGGAAGTTACGGGGTTGCGAAAGTATTTACCGATAATTTTGAGGACAAAGCGGTAGAGCAAATTAAGGTATTGATGAATCAGCCTTATGCTGTTGATGCGAATGTGAGAATTATGCCTGATGTACATGCTGGAGCAGGATGTACGATAGGAACTACTATGTATATATGTAATGAGAGGATATGCCCAAATCTTGTTGGGGTGGATATAGGCTGCGGTGTATATGTAGTATATTTGAATGGAATTAAAGAAATTGATTATGAAAAACTGGATCGAGTAATTCGTAACCATATTCCTTCAGGGTATGAAATACATTCCTCAGTGATGATTGATGATCCTGAACTTGATGAATTGAAATGTAAAGATTCAGTAGATCTTGACCGGGCTTATAAGTCTATTGGAACTCTTGGAGGTGGCAACCATTTTATAGAAATTGATAAAGATGATCGGGGTGGATATTATCTGGTTATTCATTCAGGATCTCGTCATCTCGGAGTAGAAGTAGCTACTTATTATCAGAATAAAGGCTATGATATTTTAAAACAGAATCAGAAAGATACCAGAGACACAATTATACATGCTTTCAAAGCGGCTGGACGAGAAAGAGAGATATCGGCAGCATTAGCTAAATTAAAGAACACGGAAATAAACAAAGATTTGGCATACGTTGGTGGTGATGTATATTGGGATTATATTCATGATATAAAGATAGTACAACGGTATGCATCAATGAACCGAGAACAAATGGCATATATTATCATTGATAAAATGGGTTGGGGCAAAGAAACGATGGTTAGGATGTACTCGGATCAACAATTTCATACAATCCATAATTATATCGATTATGATACTGGACGGAAGCCTATCTTGAGAAAGGGTGCAGTATCAGCTAAGAAGGGTGAACTACTTATTATTCCTATGAACATGAGGGACGGATCTCTTATATGTCGAGGAAAAGGAAACCAGGACTGGAATTATTCAGCACCCCATGGAGCCGGACGTATATTATCGAGAGCCGGTGCTAAGAAAGAGATTAGTATTGCTGATTATGAAAAGAGTATGAGTGGCATTTATACGACATCGGTAAATGAATTTACACTGGATGAGAGTCCTATGGCATATAAACCTATGGACGAAATTATCAGTAATATTGGCGATACAGTTGATATTTTGAAAGTGATCAAACCGGTATATAACTTTAAAGCGATTTGGTAGGAGCTGCTAATATGAATTATGGAAAAATAAGTACTTATGATATTGCTAACGGTCCTGGGGTAAGAGTAAGTTTATTTGTGTCTGGCTGTAGGAATCATTGTAAAGGTTGTTTTAATCCGGAGACTTGGGACTTTGGATACGGGCAGCCTTTTACTGATTATACGATGAATTATATTCTTGAAGCACTAGGCAGAAAATATATTGATGGCTTTACAATTCTTGGTGGTGATCCATTTGAGCCGGAGAATCAGAACGTCGTGGCATATATTCTTCGTAAAGTCAGAGAAGTATATCCCTACATAAATATTTGGGTTTATACTGGATATTTATATGATGTGGATCTTGTAAAAGGCGGAAAAGTTTGGACAGAATTTACTGATGAGATTCTGAGTTATATTGATACTCTGGTAGACGGTCCGTTTATCGAAGAAGAGAAAGATATTACTCTGCAGTTTAGAGGAAGTAGAAACCAGAGAATTATTACGTTTAAAGGATAAGGAGGATAGATATGAAAGCATATTTCAGTTTACCAATGCGCACTTATAATATTCAGTTATCGAAAGAGGAGTGTAATCGTCTTATAGAAACTGGTTTGCTGACAATGCATGTCGGCAGGACTGAATGTAAAACAGGAAGGTGTGTAGTAACTAAAACAGGAACTGTGCAGGTATTGGACAAAAAAGATATTTATAATGATTTAAGATTTAATTTAAATGAGCCTGTAGATGATATTAAATCGGGTGATTATCCACTACGGTTTGTGACATTTAGAGTAACGGAGGATTGATATTTAATAGTTTATAAGAAAGAAGAGAAAAGTATGAATCGTAGAATTAAAATGAAAAGAATGAAACAGGAGTTAAAGTTACTTAGAAATAAACCAGTTCACGTGCAAATTGTAAAAGATAGCAGAAAAGTATCTCGACTTAGAATTGAGAAATCTTTTAACAAGTTTACAGTTGATGCCCTTAGTCAGGATTATATTCAATTTCAAGTGCTGAATGAGTTCATTGAGTACATTAGACCATATATTAATATATCAGTTGTTGATGATAATTATACCGTGGAGGATGCAGTTAGATACCGTGCAGAACTTGATATTCTAGTGTAAAGGAGCTGATAGTGTGAAAAAGAGTGAATTTGAAAAACAGAAAGAGAGAGCTGAAAAATACGGTTGTACTGGCAGATGCTATTGGGATACTGGTATGTGTCCTCGTGTTGACATTTGCGATGAGACACGTACTACTGAGTTTGCGGCGGCATTGATTGGACTCATTAGTGTGCCTGCTTTGATACTTATTGGTATAGGATTATTGTATTGGATAGCAACAACAATGTAGGAGGTATAAAGTGAAAATCGTTATATGTGATGAATGCCGTGAACGAACAATAGAAAAAAAATAAGCGATGGTTATTACGATGAGTATTGTACAGATGATGAAATAGCTAACTTGTGGAATAGAAGAACGGAGGATTGATATTTTATGAAAGTAACTACAACTTTTGAATTGAGACCAGAGCAGGCTTTGGAGATGCTTTGTAAAACATTGCATATGGATTTTGCTTTTACAGATGATGATTCTTTCTATATTAAAGAGGATCCGATGACCGGAGAGCTTGCAGTTTGGTATGGCAATGAAATGTATGATAATAGAGCTGAATTGTTTATTGCAATCCGGAATGTGATGGTTCGTATGATACCAAATCTTAGTTTTCGTAGCGATAATTATATTTCATCTGGAAATGGCATATAGAAATTTAATTCACTTGTAGAAAAAGATTGACGAAGACTAAAACATTATTCGCGAGTTAATCCTATTCTGTTATGAGAGAGTGGTGTATAATATTTATATATGCTCTTATCATAACAGAAAGGGCTTGCTTAAAAGGAGGCAGGTACATGGAAGATAACATGAAAGAATTTGTAGCATTTAGTAGAAAACTGTTGAGATCACTTAAAGAGATCAGAGAGTTATTGGATACTGGTGATAAAGAATCGGCTATACGAAAACTCGATGAACTCATTGAGGATACACAGAAAGATATTGAAGCTTAATTCGTTATCGGAAAGAACCTGTGGTTGTTTGACTGCAGGCTCTTTCTTTTTTTTATGCAAAAAATACAGGAGGGGCATAAATTATGATAAACAGTTTATATGCAAAGAGGAAGGGAGATATATAAACATGCTTTATACAGGAACATTATTAGAACTAGGTGTTATTGATAAATGTGATTCTCTGTTTGAAAAAGATTGTGAGATTACTTGGGCGGATCGGATACCTGTTGTATTGGATTTCGATGTTAATGATACAAATTCGGTAGTCGGTAGCGCAACTGTAAACAAAGATGGTAATAATATCGCTGTAAATTGTGTATTCAACCATGCTATACCAGGCGAGTATCTGAACAAAAATGGCAGAATTTATATCGGCGGATATTATCACATAAGCATTTCTGAAATTGATATTCACGGAGTACTTCATATTAGCAAGGCAAATTTGTTATGTGTTGGTATAATACCAAAATATGATTCTGTAAATGAAAACTATTGTGTGACGGAATTCATCTCGCCTAAATCTGCTGAAGAATGTCCTCATAGTAACTACTGGCAAATGACTAATAAATATGAATGCACGTTAATGAATGGTATGCATAGTCGTTGTAGATTGGAGTCAGGCGAGAAGTGTCCGTTTGCACGTAAGGAGGATTGATATTTTATGGCTTATGTAAACTTTAAACCGGTATGTGAGTGTGGATATGTTTTTAAGAACTTCATATATACTCCGCCACAGCGAGAAGAATTCATGGATGCTGAGCGAGAGCTTATTGGACTCAGACGATATGGTGATTGCTTTCTTCCACGTCATTGTCCTAATTGCGGTGAGTGTATTACTGATTTCACTATTCCGGTATTTACCCGTGATGGCGAGATTATGTATAAAGAGGAGGAATAAGAGTATGAAAGTTATAATGGTGTATAGTTATACAGACCGTTCTGAATCCGTATGTGGAGAAGGTGATGCCAGACTCGACATTAATAATACAGTGGTAGACATAGCTAGAAAATGTCCGACATTGGGAGAAATTAAAAAAATAGAAGAATCATTATGTAGCTATCCGGATCGTTGCGATGTACGAGTAATTAATGTTATTAAATTAGCAAAGGAGGAATAAGAGTATGAAATCACGGTTAGAAATTTGGAGATATTGGTGTAAGCATAGGCAGAACAATATATTGTATAAATTATTGGTACTGTTGAAACTTAGACATTCTCCGAGTTTTGAGTTTCTGTATATAAGAGAAACATGTAAAGAAAAATATGGATGCAGTCCATTCGCAGAAGATTATATAGATCCTAGATTGATAAAACGTATATCTCCTAGATATAAATTAAAAGAATCGGTTGATTTAGCAAATTTGAACGTAAGGAGGAATGATATTTTGAAAGTGATTAACATAACTAATGCTCGAAAAGATTTATATAATCTGATTCAAAAAGTAAATGAGAATTCTGAGCCTGTACTGATTACGGGTATTGAAGGCAATGCCGTACTTATTTCTGAGGGTGACTGGAATTCTATTTGCGAGACTATGCATTTAAAATCAATTCCTGGAATGGAAGAATCGCTACTGAAAGGAAAAGAGTCTTCATTATCAGATTGTATTACAGAAGAAAAAATAGAAGAAATTTCCGAAACCGATGAATGTGTTGCAGTTATGCGTTAGATAGCAAAGAAAGTGGGGATTGATATTTTTATGAATACATATTTTAAATTTAAACCGGCGACAGAATATAGTATACCGGTTAGCATATTCACACTGTTCATTATTGTGATTTTGATTCGTGTTATCAAAGAAACTATCCGTGAAACTAGAATTAAAAAGTTCTTTGTATCCCATGGATACGAGAGGATATTACTTGATGTGGCAAGTTTTGGTGGCGATGCATATTATGGATGGATTAGGTATCCTGACGAGTCTAAACATATAACAGGTAATTACGTGGATGATAGAGAATTACAAGGACTATCATTGAAGACAATTAAGGAAAAATATAAGTAATAATGGATGATTGATATTTTTTATGTTGGACAAGATTATAAATGGATTTCCAGTCAAAATTGTTGGCGGTAAGCGGCAGGTAAGAAAACATAAAAAGAAAAGAATAAATAAAAAGTGGGCTAAGATATACGGATATAAATACTATAGTCCACTTGAAAACGGTAAGACATATATTATGGACGGAGCTATTTATATGAATAGGTGGACCTACGAATATTTACTTCATTTGAATTGCCGAGTTGCGTATGAAGGAGACAGATTACTATGATTAAGTTGAATGATATTTTAAGTATTATGGAACCATCACAGGATTTGAGAATATATATTGGAGACATCGAATGGATGGGTATGAGTGCTTATGCGGCATTAAAAGTCATCACGCATAAAACACAGCAGCGTAATGTAATGAGCATTAAATTTTGTGATGGTTCAGTGTTTATATATTTAGAGCAAGAGTAGGAGAAGAATTTTTAGTTATGAGATGTCCTAAGTGTGGTAAGAATGTATATGCTCATCATCAGGAGATAAATAAAACAAAAGATATGGTAACAAGATATTACGGATGTAGGTATTGCCGTCATAAATTTCGTACAGTTGAAAAAATAGTAGAAGAAAGTGAGAAATAAAATTATGGGCGAAATTAAAAGAGTATTTGAATCTGAAAATATTCGTGTTGGATTTGATGAGTTTATGGATAATCACGAGAGAATCGTGGTTGCTTCCAAAGACCGTGGTTTTATGAACGGCGATAAGTGGGTTATTAATCATTTATCTGTTGATGAAGCTTGTGAGTTGAGAGATAGGTTGGATGAAGTATTACAGGAAATGGAGGAATAAGATTATGGAATACACTATTCAAGAAATTTTTGATACATTAACTGAAAAGCAGAAGCAACGGGTATATCAACTTGTCGGGTGTGTTGTCGAAAAACCGAAGATTGCTAAAAATAAAGATTTCGATTTGAGTTTTCTATCTAATAGTCTTCAGGAACTAGCGGTTAAAGAAATTATCGAACAAGCTATTTATACTTTTCATGAAAAACAGGAGGATTAAGATTATGAGGTGTCCTAAATGTGGTAGGAACACATATTCTCATCATTATCATCAAGAGATATATGAAACCAAAACTAAGATAACCAGATTCTATGGATGTCGGAATTGTCATCATAAATTTTGTACAGTTGAAACAATAATAGGAGAAAATCTTGCTAGTTGGAATGAAGCTGGAGTAATACATATAAAACTTAAAAAGAAGAAAATGGAGGAATAAGATTATGAGTAAAATTAAACTTTTTACACACACAGATTTAGACGGTATTGGATGTGCTATATTAGCATATTTGGCTTTTGGCAGAGAAAGTGTAGATGTAGAGTACTGTGATTATAGTAATGTTAATGAGAAAGTGGAGAAGTTCTGGGAGAATGGTCCAGTAGAAGAATACGATAAGGTCTTTATTACTGATATTTCTATTGGTATAGATTTAGCTAGAACTATCGATTTGTATGCCGGTGACGATATTTGGCATCTATTTGATCATCATAATACGGCTATATATTTAAATGCTTACGATTGGTGTCAGGTATTAGATATTACACCATTAACGCATATCAAAACATGTGGAACTGAGCTGTTTTATAGATATTTGCATGTTGTACTTGATAAGTTTCCGAATACTGATACATGGACACAGGAAAATATTCAAAAGTTTGTGGAGACTGTTCGTGATTGGGATACGTGGAGATGGAAAGAGCTTGGAGAAGAAGGAATCGTTTGTAAACTGGTAAATGATCTCTTTGATATTTATGGAAGGGAAAAATTTATTGATTGGATTATAGGGAAACCGATTAGATTAGAATATATGCGTAAGTTCCCTAATTTTACTGTAACGGAATGGGCTCTTTTAAAACAGAAACAGAAAGATATTGACCGATATGTAGAAGAAAAGAATAGACAATTGTTTCATAGAGTAGATGAAGTCGGTCATACATACGGTGTGGTCTTTGCTGAGCGTTATTTCAGTGAATTAGGAAACAGGCTTTGTGAGTTAAATCCGGATCTTGCTTATATAGCGATGATTGATATTTCTAGTGGAACTGTTAGTTATCGTACTATTCGGGATGATATTGATGTAGGCGGTGAGATTGCACATGCTTACGGCGGCGGAGGTCATCCTAAAGCAGCTGGTAGTACTTTTGATAAAGATCAGATTCAGTGTACCGTTCATGGATTGATATTTTCAGATAAACAACATAACGAGCTGTAGGAAGGAGGATTAAGTTGTGAGGTTAAACGGTTATGATTTGATGAGAATTCGCGAATGCTATACCTGTCCATATTTTGAGCAATGTAAGAAAGAAGTTTCTGATCCGGAAGACGATACTGATGGTAAATGCCTGACAAAGAAGAAGTATCAAGGTTACAGACATTCGCGATAATATCTTACTATATTATAGAAAGAATAAGGAGGTATTTTGTTATGAACAAAAATGGAGAAAAAATAGGATTTAAATTAAGCAATAAGGAGAAACTTATGTTTGCAGGTGGTGCATTGTATTCCACTTTATTGATTATATTATCGTATAAAGCTGGATGTAAAGTGAGCTGCTATCAAATTGATAGGGGTTTGAACCGTGTGTTTGGTATGGATCCTGAAATAGAGTCTCGTATGAAAAAGGCGTTAACAAAATTAACTGAAAAGTAATTTCAAAGAATTAAGGGTTCGGGTATTGTGCTCGGACTCTTTTCTTTTGTATTGAAAGGAGAACAAATATATGAGATACAAAACAAAACCTGATGTATTTAAGAAGAAGTACGAGGTGATTGGGGAATGAGATGTCGTTGGCTTTATAATTTAGCCTTAAAATATATTGGATATTGTAATCGTGAGTGTGGTAAATATCGGCATCATTACATGGATATTAAAAATTTAATATACCTTACATATAAAAGTGGTACAAAGTATTATCTCAAATATGGCACTGATGCTGAGTGGTCTTGTTTTAGTAGTTATGACATTTTGGACAATGCTATACAGAGACTTGGTAAATATGAAGAGATTAAACTTAAAAGAGAAAGAGAGGATATTGGTATGGATAGCATGAGCAAACCGTACTTGATTAACATTATTCGTAAAGATGCTGATGGAACAGTTAGATCTATATTAAGTAGTGAACTGAAATTCAGTAGCATTAGTGATGCAGTATCGTACATAAATGCTTATCGTAATAGTTATCCAGTTATGATTGTTGCATGGGTAGAAAAAGAAGATATTTTCGGTATTAAGAAAGTCGTCTGGATTAAATCATTTGTTGATTCATACGGTGAACCGGTACTTTTAGATGGGGCTGTGTAGAGGTGACGATTATGAAAATGTATTGGGTATATTATGTATTTAGAGAAGGTAACAATATTAGGTTCGGTCGTTTAGGTTCATATGGTAGTTATAGTACACTGGATAAAGCTTTAGAACACGTCGAACGGCTGTACGAAAAATATGATATTGTATTAGCCTGGATCAATGAAGTGGACGATAATAATAATCAAAGAACGGTATGGTCCGGTTTATGTAAGAATAAATTGTAAGCAGATTTGTAAGAAAGGAGACAATAATTATGAGCGAATTTACAGGAGAATTTAAATTTGTGTGCGAGGCTTATATTTATCATCGTGAGGGTGATGAGATGATTGAGGAACATGGAAAAATATTTCATAAAAAGGCGTTTTTAAGTAATGAACGTTGGATTCCGGGCGATACATATTTTCTTACGGATAACGGGGAACAAAGAAGATGCACTGCAAAGCATTATCGATTACAGTTAGGATATATGTGGATGCCATTTTCAAATATTCAGACAGCCAAAAATGTTTTCCGGATGCATGACCGTTTTGAGGATTACAGAAACACTGATAAGGTAAGATATGGATTAGAATCTGTGAGAGACAGTTTTGATTTAGGCGAGGCTGTTGAAATTACTGATGCCGCGGTATACTATGCTAAACGACTTTGTAATGGTGACTTTTCAGACGAATCTATCGAGAAAGCTTGCGTAGAAACATTCAGTTATATTGGAAAGAGCCTGTAATTGATATTTGGAGAAAGTTATTGAAAGGGGTCTTATAATATGCGAGAAGAATTTGGTACATACAGAGGAAAATCCAAAGAGGATAATGAGTGGGTGTATGGGTACTTTTTTAATAATGCTAATCAAAGTCTTATATTTCCAAAGAGTAATCTTCCAGTAGAATATTTAGATACTGTACCTATATATCCGGAGACAGTTGGAAGGCGATTAGCATGGAATGATGATAAAGGTAATCCATTGTATCAGGGTGATATCGTGTCTGTGAATGATCGATATATAGCTATTGTTGTTAATGACTATTCATTGGTTCTTAACGGTAAATTGAGACAAGAACCGTATACTGATCGGTGGATAGTGTATAAAGGTAACGTATTTGATAATCCGGAATTTTTATCAGATTTAGATTTGACTGCGTTTGTATGTGGGTGTAGCTGTGACAATACAGAACCACAAAAGAGGATTGATACTTTGGTGGAAAAGTATAAGGATAAAGATATCTGTATATTAGGATGCTATGCTTATAATTTTGAGCAGAATTTTTACGGAAATTATTTTTGTCATAATATGAAGAAATGCAAATGTAAGCATCTGGCAGAATGTATGGATCTCTATAGAAAGGAAAATCCAGAGATGATCAAAAATGATACAGAGGTAGCTTTGGACATTGAAGAATTGGATAGAGTCTACAGTGCGCTTGAAGAAGTATATCCCCAGATAGCGGCTTATGAGAGTAGATCTGCTTTATTTCGTAAAGGTGTTGAAGATGGTTATATTTCTCAGACAGTTTGTGATTACGCAGAGAAATTTTACGGTAGACTTTGGAATTATGTTGGCGATTGATATTTTAAAAGGAGAATTGTAATTATGGAAGAAAATAAATGTATAAAAAGACTGGATCAGCCGAATTTAGATCAGGTTGCAGAATTGATGAAAGGTATCGGTGAAGAACTTAATATATTGGCAGAACAAAACGAAGAAAATAAACCGAGGTTGATTAAGATTATTAGTCTACTTAATTCACTTAGTACCGGTTATGCTTCTAAATGGGCGGTTATGCAGGATCGTGAGAATATTGATATTCAGAGTTTATGTGTTAAGCTTGAAGACTTATATCCACAGATGGCGGCATATGATAGTCGGGCTAATATATTTAAGAAAGCAGTTGAGGACCGGTATATTACGAGAGAGACCTGTGAGAAAGCGGAAGAGTATTACGGTATTAATAAATGGAACGAGATACTGAACTGATATTTCGCCGGTAGCATCGAATAACCTCGAAAATTACGCATTCCATTAAAAGTATGCTAATATTTATTCAAATAAAAGTATATGCGAGGTACAGTTATGGGAGAATGCGAATTTTGTAGTAGTGGTATATTCAGTAATGGTCGTGATATCACTAAGAGACTTGGGGCAAGAATGATACGTTTGCCGGAGATGATCGTTGATAATAATGATATTTACCGATTAGAAGCATGGCTGCTTAGAGACGAGTTAGTGCATGACAAAGCTAAGATGCATATTGACGTAACGAAATATGGCGAGGGTAATGAATTTACAGCAATTGATATTCCGGTTAAGTATTGTCCTAGGTGTGGTAAAAAACTATGAATTGATAATTGTGCAGGAATGAAAGAGTCTGAGTATTTTTGATACTTGGGCTCTTTTTGCGTTGAAAGGAGAAAATATGAGTGATTCTAAGAATTTAGGTCAAGTACATTTATATAAGTATAATACGAAGGAACAGAAGATCGTCGAGCAGGTTGGTGATATTATTGTTACTGAGAAAACGTATTATTCGCCTTTGTATGGATGCATAATACCATATAGTCGTAGGGCTGAAATAGAGATCAAAAATGATGCTGGTAAAGTGAAGAAAGTACTTGTTGTATCTAGTGAAGAGGGAATTGTCTTTAATAATATGGTGTGGTTGCATGAACCAAATGATCAACGTGCAGCTAAAATATTGATGGATCATGAAAAAGAAATTATCCGTGAATTGAGTCTTAAGATAAGTACGCATGAATATGCCAGAGATAGACTGTATGCGATTTATGGGAGGAATGACACGTGGAATGTGTAAAAGCGTATATTAGATTACTGTCAATAATGATCTGTGCTCTCGTATATGGTTTTGTGTGGATATTAGTTAAAGATGAAATAAAGGCATGGCGTAGAACTTCGATATTCGATTTACCGTTTTGGGTTTATTTATGGTTTCTTGTACATATTCTAGGTGTAGTAATTATTTTTATTTGGGCTTGGTGTTATTAATGAGCTCTTTTATTTTGACGCGATGAAATCGTTCCCTATTATGACAAATAGAACTAAAACACATTTAAGGAGGAAAATACTATGTGTAAGAAAGAGTATGAAATAAGACAGGAAATTAAGGAGTTAGAGAATAAGAAATCTGAGTTGGTTCGTAAGGAGATTTCTTATATTAATAGTAGAAGCATACTTAAGAGTTTGTGTGGTGTAACAGGTGATATGTACTTGACGAATATTATTCAAAAATATATTCATGCAAGCATAGATATAAATAGGCAGATACAAAAGCTTAATTACAATTTACTGTATAAGTATAAGGAATTAAAACGTATTATTGAATGCGACAATGAAATGGAAAGATATGATGATAACTCCTTTTACGGAATGGATATGTTTGATATTCGTGATCAAATAGAACGTGATGGATTTATAAGTGGTATAAAGTTCTAAGAGTGACATAAGAGTTTGAGATTGATATCTTGGGCTCTTATTTTGTTTTCGTGGATTGTAGTGCAATTAGGTGGAGGTGATGCAAGATGAGTAATATTCATACCGTGATTAAAATAATTGGGTGTATTTTATCGTTCAATTTATTGTTTGCAGTTATCGTTTGGTGTGATGTTAGTTTATATTTGTGGTTTGGGAATAATAGAGCACGTCGAACAGTAAGGGGTAATTGGCAAAATGCTACATATCCGTGGGTGGACTTAGTTTATAAGTTATGGATATTTTTACATGTGGTTCTTATTGGCGGGTTCTTTATTGTGTGCTGGTTTGTGTTGTAATTTTGACTGGAGGTGATACGAGTTGGAAGAGAAGAAGAAACGCGGGAGACCTATTACTGGTGATCCTAAAAATAAGCATATTAGTTTCAGAGTGACAGATCAAGTGGACGAGATGTTAAAAAGTATATGCAAAAAACAGGGGTGTTCGATGTCAGATGCCTTGGAAAAAATGATTAGAATTCAGTATAATCTTACGAAAAGTGACGTTGAATTATTGTAGCACATAATTCGATTTTTGTGTTACATAAATTCATTTTCCTGATTTTTGTGCTACATAAATTCGATGAAAAATCGTAAAAATAGGCTGAAATATGTCTAAAAGAGGGTATTTTACGCTAAAAATGCCTGTTTTTGATTTTTTGTAACACATAAATACCGAAAAAACAAAAAAACACTATTTTCTATTCCCGTAAAGGTCAATCCAAGAAATATTGGAAAAATACAATAAAAGTTGTATTGGGGTTAAGTAAAGTTGAATTGTATATTTTTTTTGTATTTTTGTGCTACGAAAAATCGGATGAAGAAAAATAAGATAAAGAGAGGAGATTATAACATTATGAAAAAAGCAAAAGATTATTGGACTGCAGTGTATAATGAGTTCTGTGAGGAATATCCATCTATAGCAAACGATATTGTAGATTGGTATCCGTCTGCACAAATGGAGATTACGGTAAAGATTCATGGAAATAAAATGTATTGTTATAATTGGTTTGACAAAAGAATCCGAATTCTGAGCAAAGATGGCGGTGAGACTGAAATCGGTGAACTCAATGATACGGATACCAGAAATCAATTTGCATATAATCTTTACAATAAGATCAGACGAATGGGAATGAATCAGCAAAAACTATCTGAGCTTACCGGTATATCTGAAAACACTATCAGTAACTATTGCGTTGGAAAAGGACTGCCAAATGTACACAATTTAAAAAAAATCTGCCGAGCTTTAAAATGTTCTGTTTATGAACTTGTCGATATGGAATATGGAGAAGAGGAATAGAAAAATGGAGACTGAAGAAAAATGGCAGCAAAGTGAAGAATTTCCATTATATGATGTTTCCGATAAAGGTCATGTACGAAATAGAAAAACTGGGCATGTATTAAAAACTTATATTTCCGATAAAGGTTACGAGAGAGTACGAATTATGAAAGATGGTACACCTCATACGTGTAATATACATAAATTAGTTGCTGATACCCATGTGCCAGGATATAGTGATGGAATGCTCGCAACTCATATTGATGGAGACCGAAGAAAAAATGAATCTGATAATTTAGAATGGAAAACTAAAAAAGATATTTCTAAGTCATTATTCTCAAATGGCAAAAAACCAACCCATCGAATGAAACCGGTTAGATGTATAGAAACCGGTAAAGTATACAATTCAATAAAAGACTGCAGTGTCGATATGAAATTGAATTATAAATCTGTAAGTAAATGTGCGAACAACAGATATCAAAAAACGAAGAACGGTTATCACTTTGAGCTGATAACATAATATTGATATTTTAAATCAAAGAGGACGTGTGAAAAACATTTCCTCTTTTTTTTTGTGCAAAAACTTAAAATTGTCGCCCTGCTATGGTTCACGTAGAAAACACAGCCTGTTATGAGGAGAAGGTGAATTTTGTCTTATTTTTCTTTTTCATTATATACTCCCACATATGCAGATACCTTTATGCGATTGGTATCAATGTAATGTGAAAAGAAATTTGTCATTCAAAGTATTCCCCCTTTTAGATATTTGTCATGACAAATTTCATCTTCTCCCAAAAAGGACCTTTAGTTCAGTCCGGTTAGAACATCCGCCTCATAAGCGGGAAGTCGTAGGTTCAAATCCTACAGGGTCCATACAAGGAGTGTTTCAATATGTTAGAAAATAAATTCCAGTCAAATCTTATTAAAGAATTAAAAAAAGAATTCCCGGGATGTATGGTACTGAAGAACGACAGTTCATATTTGCAGGGGATTCCTGATTTGACCATTTTCTACAAAAAGCATTGGGCTATGTTAGAGTGTAAAAAAAATGCAACTGCTCATAAACAACCAAATCAAGAATATTACGTGAACAAGATGAACGAAATGTCATATGCAGCTTTCGTTTGTCCTGAAAATAAAACAGAGGTAATAGCTGAACTTAAAAAGAAGTTCGGAGAATAAGGAGGACACTATCTTGATATTTGAAAAACATTTAGAGCTTCGCGGTAAACATGCTACGTTAGCACCAAGTCAACCGCATTGGCTCAACTATACGGATGAACAGTTATTTCAGAAGTATATTAGCCAATATGCACAGAGTATGGGAACATCTTTACATGAACTTGCAGAAACCCTTATCCGAAATAATTTGAAGCTTAAAAAGGGAGATAAACTTACAGTGCTGTCACATTTATTAAGTGACGGAATTCCTAGAAACGTAATCGATATGGATAGACTTTACGGTAATTTCATGACTTATGTAAACGATGCCATTGGTTTCAAATTGACACCGGAACAGCCTTTATATTATTCACCATATTGTTTCGGAACCGCGGATGCTATTTCTTTTAGAAATAATCTGTTAAGAATCCACGATTATAAATCAGGAACACATCCAGCTAAGATTGAGCAGTTATTAGTATACGCTGCTCTTTTTTGTTTGGAATATCATGTGAAGCCAGGAGAAATCGATACCGAACTTCGTATATATCAGAACGATGAAATTCTGCATCATGAACCAACTGCAGAAGAAATCCTTGAAACGATGGACTGCATCATACGAGAATGCAGAGCGTTAGAAATAGCAAACGAGGAGGGATAAGCTATGAATCCGATAGCAGAAGAAATAGCTTCTTATTATGGTAGTGCACCAGCTACTATTGATATTTCAGAAATGCAGCATTCAAGTAATTCAGTAGCTGAAGAAATATCAGAATACTATGGAATGTCTGAAACTGTAGAAGAATATATAGAACATTACGGAATGCCAAGACGAAGCGGGAGATATCCATATGGATCTGGAGAAACTCCATATCAGCACGGACGAGATTTTCTTGGACGTATTTCAGATATGAAAAAAGAGAACTTTACATGGACTGATCCGGCTGATGGAAAAGTATATACTGGCGAGAAAGCTATATATAAATCTATGGGACTTACCTCATCTGAATATCGAAGACAGGTAAGTTGGGCTAATTACGAAAAACGATTGCAGGATGTAGCTACTGCCAAGAGCTTAAAAGAAGACGGACTCGGTGCTACAGAGATCGGTAGAAAAATGGGACTTCCAGAATCCACAGTAAGATCATTACTTAATCCAAAATCTGAAGACAATATGAATCAAGTTATGGAGACTGTAGATTTTTTACGTGATCAGGTTGAGAAGAAAGGTATGATCGATGTAGGTGCTGGTGTAGAACAGGAACTTGGAATTACTAGAACTAGACTTGATACTGCACTTGATTATTTGGAGAAAGCTGAAGGCTGTCCCATTTATGGTGGTGGAGTCCCTCAGCCAACAAATACAAATCAGCAGTCTAATCAGAAAGTGTTATGTTTGCCTGGAACAAAGAAAAATGAAATCTATGATTATGATAAAGTAAAAACCATTACTGATTATACTTCTAACGATGACGGAGAAACTTATCATAAGAAATTTACATATCCTGAATCATTGGATTCTAAAAGATTACAGATTAGATATGCAGAAGATAAAGGACCAGACGGAATTACCGGTATTGAAAAAGATGGTATTATAGAACTTCGTCGAGGAGTACAGGATCTCTCTCTTGGTGATTCTCGATATTCACAGGTTCGTATTATGGTAGATGGAACACATTACCTTAAAGGTATGGCTGTATATTCAGACAACATGCCGGATGGTGTCGATGTCATATTTAATACTAACAAAAAGAAAGGTACTCCACAGGGCGACGTACTTAAGAAGATTAAAAATGATCCTGACAACCCTTTCGGATCTTTAATAAAAGATGCCGATCAAGGCGGACAATATTGGTACACCGATAAGAAGACTGGTAAACAGAAACTTGGACTTATTAACAAGAGAGCTGATGAAGGTGATTGGACTGAATGGGCAAATGCTCTACCATCACAGTTCCTTGGTAAGCAGACCCTTACCTTAGCTCGTAAACAGTTGGGATTAGCAAAGGCAGACAAGTACGCAGAGTACGATGAAATCTGTAGCTTATCAAATCCAACTATTAAGAAATATTTACTTGAGAAATTTGCTGATAACTGTGACTCAGCAGCTGTACATCTTAAAGCAGCAGCACTTCCAGGACAGAAGTATCATGTAATTATTCCTGTAAATACTCTTAAAGATAATGAAATCTATGCTCCTGGTTACACTCCAGGAACTCAACTTGCACTTATTCGATATCCGCATGGTGGTATATTCGAGATTCCAATTCTTACGGTCAACAACAAGAATAAACTTGGTAACGAGATCATCGGTAAAAATAGTATTGATGCTGTTGGTATCAATCATAAGATAGCCGATCGATTATCAGGAGCGGACTTTGATGGAGACACTGTAATGTGTATTCCTACAAATGATGCAGGTGGTAAGGTCAATATTAAAAACAAACATGAACTTAAAGATCTGGTAGGCTTCGATCCAAAAGTAGCATATGGTGGAACCAAAACTGTTGACGCGAAAGGTGTAGAACATTATACCAGAAATGGACAAGAGTATCCGATCATGAAAGATACTCAGAAACAGATGGGTGTTATTTCTAATCTTATCACAGACATGACATTGGCAGGAGCATCTGAATCTAAACTTGCCAGAGCCGTAAAGCACAGCATGGTTGTTATCGATGCAGAGAAGCATCATCTGGATTACAAACAGAGTGAAGTCGACAATAATATTGCTGCACTTAAAGCAGAGTTTCAGAGAAGTATTGATGCTAATGGTAACATAAAAATAGGTGGAGCAAGTACCATCTTATCAAAAGCAAAGGGTGAATATACTGTACCTAAACGACAGGGTAGTTATAAAACTAACTTGCCTGACAAAGAATACTATGATCCTACAAAACCAGTTGGAGCTAAGCTTTGGAAACCAGCTGATGATTTATATTATGTGGATCGAGGTAAAAGTAAAAAGTATCCAGGTATGACAGAGATCCGTACTGTTGATGGAAAGAAAATCATATACGATTCTAAGAACCCGGATGACTATAAAAAGTATAACCCTGTTGAAAGAAAGAATAAGACCACCGGTGAAGTCACATATACTAACCCAGATGGTACCATCCAATATAATGTTAAGACCCGTACTCAGAAGAGTAGTAAAATGGCGGAAACTGACGACGCTTACAGTTTAGTATCTGCATCACGGCACCCTATGGAGTTAGAGTACGCCAGCTATGCCAACGATATGAAAGCCCTGGCTAACAAAGCTCGTGTTGAAATTGCAAATACCGGTAAGATACCATATGATGCCAAGGCTAAGCAGAAGTATCAAGCAGAAGTAACCTCCCTGGATAATAAGCTAACGAACGCCTTTATGAATAAACCGAGGGAGAGGGAGGCGCTACGCCGTGCTAATGTAGAGATACAGGAGCGGACTAAAGCCAATCCGGATATGAAGAAAGAAGATGTAAAGAAGTTACGTCAGAGATCTGTAAACAAGTATAGATCAGAGGTTGGATCTGTTCGGAGAGCAGACCGCAACATTGAGATAAGTGACCGGGAATGGGAAGCAATACAGGCTGGTGCTATATCTGAGACTAAGCTTAAAGACATACTGAACAATACAGACATTGATAAGCTTAGAGCAAGAGCAACACCAAAGCTTACTACTTCACCAAGCTCTGCACAGATTACACGCATCAAAGCAATGTCAGCGTCTAACTATACGATTGGTGAGATTGCAAAGAAGACTGGCTTCTCAACTACTACTATTAGTAAGTACATTAAAGGAAAGGATGTGGTTTAAGTATGACAAACGAAACTATTACTGAGAAAGACTATCGATTGACTACACTTGACAATCCTTTTGATCCTTTTGAGGAGTTCTCTGATTGGTACAATTATGACATGGAAAAAGGTTACAATTGTTGTGGTTATGTCGATCGAATCTCTAATGTTACTGATGACATGTCACAGAAAGAAGCAAGCAAAGAGATTGAAAGAGCTATTGATGAAATCATTGTTATGAATCCTCTCAATAACTTTAAGAAAGTTGAACGAATTGTTAAAGTTGCTGTTTAATCTTTCTTCATCTTCATGTATTCAGCTTGCCATCTGAAGCAATTGTATTAGATATGATTGTTGGAGACAGAAATAAAAAAATATTTCCGCTTTAAAGAAAAAAAAGATTGAAAAACATAAGAAATATGATAGACATACCATATGACATGACGATTAAAGGGGTAGGGGGTACTTCAAAAATTGCACCCCCTCCCTACATCGCGGCGGTCTTGATATTTTCTCCGGCGGGATTTTTCAAGAAAGCAGTATTGATATTTAATAGTGTAAGGGAGGTATCGTCATGGCAATTTTCACAGCAACCAGAATGCCCTGAACGATTGCTGGACTTAGTAATTATGTAAACCAGGTGATTAAACAGTTAAATAAAGCTGAGTAGACAGCACAAAGACAGAACGGAGAGATACTATGGCACATTTATTTATTATCGCTGGTCATGGCGCCGGTGATTGCGGAGCAGTAGGATATGGATATACGGAGGCAGAGCGTGTACGTGCGCTCGCTTCCAGATTATCAGCATTAGGCGGTGGAAATGTCACGGTCGCAGATATGAACCGGAACTGGTACGCAGACAATGGAATCATGAGCCTTAATATTCCGAAAGATTGGCAGATTCTGGAATTACACATGGACAGCAATGTTCCGTCTGTAAAAGGCGGTCATGTAATTATTGAGGAGGGCTATAGTCCAGACAAATACGACACGGCACTGGCTAACTTTATCAGTTCATTCTTTCCAGGACGTGCCGAAAAAATCAAACCGAGAGATGACCTTGCAAATCCGTGGAGAGCAGCACAGAGGGGCTACAGCTACAGACTACTGGAAAATGGCTTCATTACCAATTCTGGCGATCTGAACAAATTCAACGGTCAGATGGATGATCTGGCAAGAGGTATCCTTAATGCATTCGGCATCGCTACGGCATCTCCGGCAAAAGAGGATTCTGATGGTAAGGTAACATCTGGTGGAACATCTCAGGACTCCGTACAGCATTACGGTAAGGTAT